GGAGGATATTGAAATCATGTCGGATGATCTCGACAAGATATATGGACAAATCGATCACACAATAGCAGACGTTGAACGCTACGAACGAAAGGTAGGTACACGAGATGGGTAAAGTCAAAGACTGGCTGATCGAAATGGAACAGGATGCCGAATGTATGACACGCGAGGAGTGGATGACAAAGCACGGCGAGACTGTTGTTGATGTCTACGATGAATTCAAACGCAGGGAACACATCGACGAGCCGGATCAGGGAAACTTGTTCGATGTATCGCCCGACTAAGTATCCGTCGCTTGACAAAGACCCGCGCCTCGAAAGCGTAACAATCAAGCTGGCAAATCTGCGGACGCTAATTGACGAAGCAGACTGGCAAGACAAACCGGTTGACACCATAACACGCAACGGGGCAAACCGCTTGACACACATGACAAACGAGGGGACGCTGTGGCTACCAAGATTCTGACAAGACAAACTGACAAACGCAATAACGCCAAGACAAAACGCACGACGCTATCCTGTGAGTGTGTTTGTGATAACTGCGGCCAGCCAGCCATGACCAAAGAGGATGACCGCTTGCGCTGTTCGTCGTGCTGGTTGCGGGAAAAGGGACAACAAATAAAACAGCTTGACCATAGCGGATATCGGCCCTAGTGTTTGCCCTATCGTTTTCTAACGAAGGGACACAACAGATGAAAAAACGTATACACATAAATCAGCACGTCATCCGCGCCAACAAAAAGAATAAAGAACATAACCCGCCGATTACTGTTAAGACCAGCAAAAGTAATCACTATACTTATGCGGCAGAAATTGACGGGCTATCGCTTGTTGTTTATTCACCGGACAAGCCGCTATCCTGCGGGGCGCGTGTATGGATTGAAACCGACGCGCCAGTCTGGATTCACACCGGCGAGGTAATCGCATGACAAAGCAAGCCACGCTAGTCGATCACGAAAGAATGATCCACAACATCACCGGCGTTTACCGTGACGCTGACGAAACGCAACACGCAGAAGGCTTGTTGTGGTACTCTGACGCACAGAAAGCGGCATATCATATCGCGGTAAAATATGATGTGCCGGTCTATATTGTGGTGGCGGTTATTGCCGCGCTTTCACCGAACAACAAATGGTCGCGCAACGTGACAAATGCGGCAACGCTAATAGCTGCATTTATACGGGGCGACGGTATCGACGCCGTGAAAGTGTCAACCTATCACGCGATGAAGCGCAAAGCTTGGGCCATCTTAGCGGCGCGTCCTGATTACGACGGGGCAAAAGCGATGCTAAAGGGACAGAAAATCACGTCCTTTTTCATGGATATCATGGGGGAATTCAACGTGACAATTGACGGCCACGCCCGCAATATTGCCTACGGTGAGCGCGTCGGGTTGACTGATGACCGCACCAATATCGGGGTCCGTGAATATCGTGCCTTGCAAGCGGCATACGAAGAGGCGGCGCGGCGCGTCGGCCTCATGCCTTACCAGTTGCAAGCCATCACTTGGCGCGTATGGCGGGACCGGCACGGGATAACATGACAAACCGGCTGACGCTAAATATGACAAACTGGCTGACGCTAAATAATCGGGGATTAATCAAAGGTTTCTTGTGTGCGCCTATTCGGGGGCGGGGCATAGGACTGGCGGATTGATCGGGCAGGCAGCGAGACGAAGGGGCTAGCCTGCCAGCCGGTGACGAAAAACTTTTTTTCGGCGCGGGGGTTCAACTGGTGCAAAAGATGTGCCATGATTCACGAACTGGCGACGATGCCAGCAACAACACAACGAAAGGGGCACGTTATGCCACTTGATATTATACCAATCGAAGAACAGGCCGCCAGCCGGTCAAAGGCAAAGGGCGGGGACATCTGGGCCACGCACAAGCGGATTGACGACGTATCGTTATACGAAAAGTTTGGGCAGGTTCGGCGGGTGCCACTCGAAGCACTACCGACGCAGGCATATCGCGATGATGGCATTGACTTTGAAATGGTCGTTGAGCCAGTGCCGGTTGCCAACTACCACGCTTTGCAGAACAAGGCGACGGGCGGGCTGCTGAACGTCCGGCCAGTCGGCAAGTCGTATGCGCTTGTTCCGCATGACCTGTTATTTCGGGCACAAGCCGAACAACTGGCCGCGTCTGACCTGCCGCTTGATAATGTGGAAGTGGTGGACAGGATATATGAAGAAGGGGCGCGGGTTCATCGCACGATCTACTTTCATGATCTGCAGGATTTGACCACAACACGCGACGGCAAACAGGACGCCGTCCGGTGCCGGATGGACATATTTAACAGCGTAGATATGTCATGGGCTTTGCAGATATTCAGCGGGGCTTATCGTGATCTTTGCCGCAATACGTTAGTATTCGGCGGGGAAAAGGCTTACCACCAGAAGCGCATTCACAAGGGGGCCGTATCGCCCGAAGCCATGATTGGCAAAGCGACGATGGGTCTGGAAATGTGGCAGGGACAAAAGGAGCAGATGCGCTTGTGGCGGTCTGCACCTATGACTGAAAAGCAGTTTGCGGACATCCTCAAGGAAACGCTTTGCAAGAAGAACACGGCTGCAGCGCGAGTAGATGAAAACCTAGCCGTTAATGAAAGGCGGTTAAACTGGATGCTGGAACGCTTCAAAGAGGAAAAGCAGGAACTGGGGCAAACGCTCTGGGCCGGTTACAATGCTTTAACGCACTGGGCAACCCATCTGCCTGATGCAACTAACAATGGCCGCAACGAGCGCAAACGATACCAGCGCAACGAGCAAGTGCGACAGATAGTCGACGGGCCATCATGGCGGTATCTAGAAGGGTTTCCCGCGTAACGATGGAAGAGTATTTACAAGCATTTTTCCTTATCTACCGGATTTTGATCGTTATCGCTCTAATACTGGGCTTATTAATTTTCATAAACTGGTAACACCAACGCCCAACGGGCAGAAAGACGAAACAATGACACAGAACAACAACCGAAATATCCCGCCTCACCTTATCGCCAGCTTTAGAAAGCTTGCCGATGATTTCGAGATGCACATCCGCGCAGACGAAAGGGACCGGATCATCTCCAAGATGCGCGGCACCCTGTTTGCCGAACAAGCCAGTAAGCCAGTGCAGGAAATCGAAGTGAAGTCGTCGGCATATAATGATGCGGTGGCACTGGCCCGAAAGGCAGGGCTTTGTGAGACGCATAGGCGACTGGTGGGCTATCTTTCGCAGGGCACGTTTCTGGCTGTTCCGACGATTGCCGGACATCTCAACATCCGGAAAGCTTCGGTTTATACCTACCTGTCCGGCCTTAAGAAAGCAGGATATGAGATCGAAATCAGATCGACGGGTAACCGGCGGGGCGGGTATGTGAATATCTACCGGCTTGCAAAGGTGGCCTGACTTGTGCTTATAATCGGGGGCGGGCTGCTGCTGGCCCGCCTCAACGTCTAGAAAACAAGGATAGGAAAAGATGGAACTCTCAATATTCGCACACGCTAAAGACACTTCAGACCACAACAAAGGCAATGCCAAAGTTGTTCTGGAAACCACCCACCACAAGACCTTCAAAGTCGTGAAGCTTAACGGGACTGACCAGTACGGCCACCCGATCAAGGTGAATGTTTTCATGGACTCTAACCAGCCGGTTAAAAAGATCGTCCACTACGCTTCTGATCACCCCAAGCATAACTAACCAGTCACCCTGCGCGGGGGGCTAATACCGCGCTTTCCTCCCTCACCTTGCCCCCAGTCTTAGTGCTGGGGGTTTTTTTGTGGGCATGACCCGTAATATAGCCTTGCGGTTTGATATGGCGGGATAATCTGGCGGGGCTTGTGTTCGGGATAGGCTGGGCTTTTTCATCGCCATGAAAGCTTTTTATAGTAACTCAAATGGCAAACAGGATGAACGCGCGTATATGTGAGGCGCAATATATAGCGGGGTTGTGTGCCAATCTGGCCATGCCGGATGCAGGGGGGTACCTCGGCACATCGGCGAGGTGGCTAATTTCGGGATGATATAGTACCGGATCAGGACTATATATGATTAATCGGTACTGGCCTTCTATGATCGTTGGCCACTGTGCATCACAGACAAACAAAAATATTCCCATGCGCGGGCGCACGCATGGGCCACCGGGGTACCCCCGCATATGCTAGCAATACCGCCCTCGATTTTGTGGCAGGATAGTTATCGATATGACTAAAAAGGATGCGTAGGGGGGTCAGCGGGGGTGTCGGCAGGTACCCTATGGGGTTTACCCCGGCGGACTTATGTCCATAGTACAGTCGAATTTCATTTTTGTCAAGAAAAAAAGTTGACACACATGTAAAAAGAGCCTATACTGTTGTTGTGAGCCGCATTTTTATGTCGGACCACCCCACTACGCGACACTTACGTTGTATTAACCAAGTGGTACAGGACATAAGTGCGTCTCACCCTTTTCCTTTCTAGGTAGAATATACGATGTTCACAGCTATGATACTTGCTTGTTGGCTTCACAGCCCTAGCGAATGCACACAATTCATCGATAAGCAGGGTCCGTACCTCAATGAGGGCGACTGTTCGATCCGTGTCGTGCAGATGATCAGGGAAATACGCAATATCACACCCGGAAAGATCATTATCGGTGCCAAATGCACCGTAATCGCACAGGAATCAACCTGAGTATGAACCTCCTTCCCCAACAAACGCCGAAAAAGCGGGAACTCACACCCCAACAGACGCAATTCCTCGACATTCTCTTCGAAAACGGCGGCAATGTAACTGCCGCAGCCGTCGATGCAGGCTATTCGAAGGGCAGTGCAGTCTGGTTACGCAAAACTCTCGCTGAAGAGATCGTAGATCGCACGAAAGATGTCCTGTCTATGAATGCCTATAAGGCCGCTACACGCCTCGTAGACACAATTGACAACCCCGCCCCCGAACGCGGTGACGACCTACGCCTCAAAGCCGCTGAGAGCCTCCTTAATCGCGTAGGAGTGAAGCAACAAGAGACAATCAACCACAATGTAACCGCAGTACACGGCGTTGTCCTGCTCCCCCCAAAGAAAGAGGTTGTGATCGATGGCTGATATGTCCAAGTACCCAAAGTATAGAGACTTGACCTCCAGCCAGAGAAAACAAGTAGACATTCTTCTCATGCAGGACGAGGCAGC